CTCCTAATTTTTCCCAAACATATTCAGATTCTTTCATGTATGCTACTGGTATAAGCCAGCCGTCACTATAAGCTTTTGCAATAATAGTTTTGAAGTATTCAGGACAACCTTTACCTATTTCAAAGCTTGCTCTAGGTATAATTTTAATACCATTGGTCATTATAAAGTCTGGATCACCTTGTTTGATTTTCCTAAAAGTATTATCCGGTGTTGTAAACATTATACCAGGTTACCTGTATACGGTGCGTTAAGCCACTTGCTAAAAGTCTCGGCATTTTGCGATAATTTTTCAAGTTTGTACTTCCCACAAAAGCGCAGGAAATGTACTCCCACTTGCGGAGTAGTAGTTACTCTGACAGATTCTCGAATACGCTGATCGAACTTTTGCTTCATGTCCTCGGGTTGAGCAGTAAGATCGATAAGGGCACGATTGCGTTGAAAATCTTCACGAACCCTGTGTTCGAGACCCTCATGGTCAACAAATTTCTGCAACATAAAATTGTTATAGGCGAAGCCCATTTTATCACGGTCCTCAAATGCTTCCTTGATACCAACTTTGTTCTTTGTGCCCTTTTCACGCACACCTGGGTATGCTGGGAAAATATTATCTGAGGAATCTCCCCTGCAAATTTTCCGCCAGAGCAAATACTCGGGAGTACCTTCAAGTACTTTTTGTACTTTAGTTTTCTTATCGATAACAGGCTTGCCGTTTTCTTTCCAATATCCATCTAACGAAATTCTATGACCTTCTACGCCATTAAAAATATGCACTCGCTCATTTAGGCATTGGATGTAATCCTGATCCGTTGACACGATATAGTGTGTATCTTCCGGATGCATGTGAAGGAAGCGGGCAATCATGTCATCAGCCTCGGCTTCCTCATGTCGTAGTACAGTTATGTTGGTACGACCTTTAAAATAATCCGTTAGAGATTCATACGTTTGCCAAAACATCCTGTTTTCTTCAATCTCAGCCTCAGTCTGAGATTTTTCATCTACTACACGATTCCTTTTATAAGGTGCGTACATCGCTTTTCTAAACGACCTGCCTTCTAAACAGACCACTACGTGATCGATGTTATAAAGGCGCACGGCTTGATTAATTGACGAAAGTGTAAGATGAAGTGCGAAAGCCGCTTTTTCTTCCGGATCACTATTGCGTGATGCAACGTGACGGGCACGAAAAAAAGTGTTGGCAGTATCGATGAGGGCGTAGTTCATATGGTATTTATGTAATTGAGTAATATGCGTATATTATACACATATTACTCAATGTTGTCAATTTATAAGGAATTAATCTTTTGGTCATAGACAACACCAACTGTTGGTAACAGTTTCAATGCATCTACGATGTTAGTTTGTTTATTTCGGGTATTTACCCAAACAAAACTACCACGTGCCGCCGAAATTCGTTCGGTACCTTTCAAGTAATCCATATAAATGATTTCAATCATTGCTAGCAATGCATTATCAGTACTAGGTGCTTTCCAACCTTGATTGGACAACGTTTGCAATTTGGTCATTGCACCATGCTTTCCTGCAACTGCCTTCATTGCACCATCTAAGTTACCGAAAACATATTGAACAATATAGTTGTAAGCTAGCATTTGATTGTCAAATGATTGACCCTTCAATGGCTTTCCGTTACGAACAAATTCATCATAAATGTTTCCGTAAAAACCAAACATAGCACTGCTACGTTCCTCATGAGGCCACCACTTTTCATTTTGCGTCATAATGAATTTCAACCGATCAATATCTTTGTTAGCATCATTTCGCACAGCACCGATGTGAGTGATAGACCCTTTTTTCTTTGATTGATTATGATTGTTGTTCATCAACACACTATTGCCTTCAATTTGACAAGCTTGAACTTGGTCATAAGCTTGTTTGTCTTCCTCAGTCACCTTATTTGGATGTGTTGTGTTATACAAACGATAATTATTACTGTGAATACGAACATACTCAAATTCGCCCCAAGGCTTTTGACCTTCACCGTTTAACATTAAAGCAAGACGACCAGGGAATGTAGGGTCATCGGTTGTCCATGTTTGCGTGGGGACGGGAAAGTCTGCCCAATCTTCAGGATCCCAACCTTTGATATTGCCTGCACGTAGCTCAAGGTACAATGCAATTAAGTGGTGCCACCCATCAATCGTATTGTGATAAGTAACCTTGCCCTTTTTGTAATTCATTTTAGCGTCTTTGAAAATGACACAAAATACGCAAGTAAAGAATTGCAAATCAAAGAGTGACACTAAATTTTTAAAATTAGGCTTATCCATGAGTCGCTGGAATTCTTCATGGTAAAACAATATACCCATTGTAGTATACCCAGTAACACCCATTCGTGTGGGGTCAAATCGTGGATCTTTATTTGCAACATCGTTGGCATAATCAGTTTTAATGATATTGCTGATAACTGCATCTTCCATCATAATGTCTCCCCACTCTTGTACAGTGAGTTTCTTAAAATCTTCCCGAGGCTTCATCAACACGTTGTCAAACGTTTTAATGTCAAGCTTGCCTGCAGGCTTAGTAAAAGTATACGGCACATCAGGTGATGTGATAGTTACTGTCTTTCTGGGTTTTGTGATTTTTACTTTTGCTAGTTTAGTCATGTTGATACCTTTTGAAGTTTTGACTTTAGTAGTTGTTGCCATGATTTAATCCTTTTTAGGTTTGCGTTTACGGGAGTTGAAATCTTGTTTTGCTAATTCAATTGTGTGTTTGCTGAAATCTTTAATCATATCATTGATATCAATTTTTTGATTTACGGGACTAAAAGTTTTGCGACCTGAAATTTCAATGATATACTTAGATGATACCTCAATGTCAATTTTATTGCCCTTTTGAATTTGATTTTGAAATGCAATTTCTTTTGGAATAGCGAACGATCCATCAGATGTGATAACAAGCACTATATCACAAATTTCTGATTTTGTCAAATTTCGTTGACTTCGTAGATTAGTGAGGTTGAGTTTCAATGTAGACTTTAGTTTACCACTACGTGAATACATTTGCTTATTAAGTAGGGATTTAAGTTCTAATGTGATTCCAAACCGTTCCCAATTGAAATCTTTGTGATGTTCATCACCACCGACAAACATAATTTGTTTGTCCTGTGTAGCAATAACTTGCTCCATCAAAGTACCACGCCAAAAATTGTATTGATTACCTTTGATATGATTTACTTTGTTAAAACCAAAATCAATGATAAAGTCCCAGTCAAAAGACTTTAATTTTTTAATTACCTCGGGGGTAATTTTATCAATGCTAGTCATTGGCTCCTCGCAATTTACGTTAATAAGTCTCTATTATAGAGCCAAAAACATTTAATGTCAAGTTTTATTTTGTTGTATTTTTACAACACTTTTTAACTAACTTCAGTACGACCGTTTCCTAAATCTCTAGTGACTACATTGCGTACATCTCCGGGTGCCCGTTTATCGGGATCAGCGATCTCCTGTTCAAAGGTCTCTAGTACAGTTGCTCTGCACAAATTAGTCCACCAGCGATCTACGATATCATTATCTGTATCGGTCTCTTTCATTTTATAACCTGCACGAATCAGATTCAATACAAACTTATCGTTGAAGTCAAGTTCAACTGAACCACTGTTAATATCCTTAGGATCTACTTCCATCTTTATGATGTTAACATAAGGTTCACCTGCCTGTGTTGCTTTTTCTTTAGCAGTAAGTTCAGGTGCAACCTTCTTCTCCTTAGGCTTGCGAGGCTTCTTTTCTTTCTTTACTTCAGGAATAACTTCCGGTTTCTTAAATAGATTCTTTATTTTGTCAAACATTTGTATCTTTCGTATAGTTTAAAGCTGGCAAGATTCTTTGCCTTTGATTCACACATCATATCAAATTTATCAATGAATGTCAATGCCCAATCGTTTACTGCTTCGTTCCAATAGTAATCACTATGTGCCCGAAGCTTTTGTTTACTGTATCCTGCCAGAATCAACGCATCATGGGCGGGACGTTCATTACTGGAGTGTTCAACAAGACAATCTTCCCTACTGACAGAATAATGTAGAGTAGGGCGTAGGCCGCACCAACTGTCAATAACCCTTTTAACACGTACATCATTACAATCGATGTATTCTCCCTCACGAATCCAGTGATGGTGTATGTCCATGACCGTAGGTACGATGTCAGATAATGATAAGCAGTCAAGTAGTCCATGTGTATATTCCTCATTTTCTAGTGTAAGTGTGTTTCGTGCCTCAGGTGACAAACGATTATAAACATCTCTGATACCCTGAGGACCTTTACGACCAGAGATGTGTACATTGATTTTCATATCTTGAAACTTTTGCCCATAACCCATCCAACGAGCCATGTCACAATGATATTCAAATTCTTCTATACTCTTATTTACTACTTCTTCACGGTCACTTGCTAAAACTACGAATTGATCTGGGTGAAAACTTAGACGAACATCGTTAGCCCGTGCAGTCTCACCGATGGGTGCGAACCAACGCTGTAAGCTAGATTGTACATCAGTACTATGCCAAAAGTCTTTGTACTCATCCATTGTATAGAAACTAAGCATGTCACTAGTAAGACGCAACATACGCAGTTCGGGTTCTAGTGTGGCTACTTTTTTAACAAGTGCATGTGTGTTGAGAATATTGCGTTTAGCAACATCCATAATCTTTTCTTCTACTACATCACGTTTATTACGCTTTGCCCAAGCATGGGTTGTACCGCCTGTGTTAAGCCCCTCGGCTGAAACAATCTCACCCTTCTTGTTGATTTCCGCCCATTTACAAGCGAAACCGATGCGTTTGACTGACTGATTTGTATACATAGATAGACCAAAATGATAAATAATAGATACAGTGTAGCATACCTACGCAATAAAGTCAACTATTTACGGATAACACTATGAGAGCAACTGAATTTATAACTGAAGACTGGAACAAAGTCAACAAAAAGGACAAAACCTCTGGCATGAGCCGTAAAGCGGTAAAAGCATATCGTAGAGAGAATCCAGGTAGCAAATTACAAACAGCAGTTACTACTAAGCCTAGTAAACTAAAGAAAGGCAGTAAAGCTGCCAAACGCCGCAAGAGTTTTTGTGCTAGAATGAGTGGTAACAAAGGTCCTATGAAAAAGCCTAATGGTAAACCTACTCCTAAGGCATTGGCACTTCGTAGATGGAACTGTGAGAGTGTAGAGCAAATGGAAGAATTAGTAATGTTAGCCGAACAATATATTAGGAATCTTAAGAAATGAAAATCAAACATTTAATGGAAGGCGCTGAGCCAAAAATGCCCGGTGCTCCCGGTGGTATACAAATTATGACACCACAGCAATTCGTTGCTAAAGCTGGCGACATGCCTGGTGAAGAAGTTGACGAAGGCGTTAGAGATTTAGGTTATGATGCACAATCTCTTATAATGAAGTTACGCCGAGATGTAGAAGAAAAAAGATTACAACCTACTCCACAAGCAGTATTAGCAGCCGCAAGAGAGTTAGCAGGTGATATGGAGTTTGCTCCGCAACTGTTAGTAAAACAAGTATTGGGACAAGGTGTGGCGGAAGGCGTAGGTAACTTTGCTAAGGCAATGGATACACTAGGTGGCTGGTATCAAGAAAGAGATGACGAAGGTCAAGAAGTTTTCTACTTTGATGATCGTGAAGGAGGGTATTATGCAGATGGCGTTGTTCGGCACAATTCACAGACTGGCGAAATTACTATTGACTTTGAAGACAAGTCCGGTGAGTATGGCGGCGACATCAGTGGCACATTCAACTCAATAGGTGATGCAATGAAGGCTCTACGTGGCACATTTATTGCCCGCAGAGGCGGTGGCAAATCACACAACTACGATTCTCTTGGCGGTAGAGATTTAGCTGGACCAGAACATCTGTATAAGACAGACAAGGCCGGTAAGAAAGGCACACTAACTAAAAGCCGTATGGATCAAATGAAGATGAGCAGTCAGTCACATATGCGTGGTGGTCCACAGGGTATATTACCTGAGGCAGACGAACACTTAGCAAGAATTCGCAAACTATCCGGCTTGGCAGAAGCTACGACATTACCAGCAAGTACCCGTGACTTGAAAGGGCAAGAGTTCCAAGACTACATGAATCGTATCAAAGGAACTGATGATATTGATAAGAAAACTGGTCAAGTTAAGTTAGACAAAAAGGGCAATGAGAAGTATGTCTCTGGTAAAACAAAGTCAGACAAGTACAAGATGCCTTACATCCATCGTTCAAGTATCATTGAATACTTGGGACCAGATGGTAAGACTTATGATGAAGATAAGATTAAGCAATCATTATCACAGCGTCCAAAATCATTACTAAAGCAAAACGAAAAGATGAAGCATAGTAACGGTGAGTTTGAACAATTCTTTAACGTTGGCTTTGCCGCACTGACTGGTATCGCAGTAGACGAACAAACTGATAATCTAATCATTGTCAATACATGCCCGGGTGCTGGCTCATGTAAAGTAGATTGTTTCGCTATGAAGGGTGGTAAGGTTCAATTCAAAGCCGCATGGCAAAGTGATGGAAGAATCTTAACATACTTATTGAACGATCCAAGTGGTTTCTTTAATCAATTAAGTGGTGAGATAGCTAAAGAAGAAGCTGCCGGCAAAAAGGGTGACAAGAAATTTCCTAATGGTTGGCAAACAACTGTTCGTTGGCACGATGCTGGTGACTTCTTTAGCCCAGAATATTTAGACATGGCATTAAAGATGGCTGCAAAGCATCCTGATGTCAAGTTCTATGCTTACACAAAGATGGCAGGTGCCGCACTTGCACAGAAACCACCTAACTTCATTATCAACTGGAGTGAAGGTGCTAACACAAGTCAAGAGAAACAAGTTAAAGCTAAAGACGCTAACTTAGATACAACTAAGAACAGTCGTATTGTTCCAGATGATTTGTTCCAAGATTTGTTAGTTAAGGATGAAAAGAAAAACTTAGTTAAGGGGTCAAGTGGCCAATGGCAAGTACAACCTGACAAGTTACCTGAACTAAAACAAAGATTGGCTAGTGAGTATGGATTGAGTGCTAACAGTATCTTATCATACGATGAGTATATGGCTAAACGCAAATCAATCCCTGCTGGTATGAAGTACAATGTTATTGTTGCACCTGGCGAGGGTGACATTAGTGCTAACGATCCTAACATCATATCAACACTATTACTACGCCACTAAAATGCGTGATATCATTCAGTTACTTGAGGATAAGAGTAAACCCCAAGACATAGAAATCATTCAGCTTAACTTTGAGCCGAAAGAATTAAGTCCTGTGTTGTCTGTAGATACCATTGACTTACATTATGGTAAGTTAGCGCATGGCTATGCTGAACGATATAACAACAAAGAGGGTGACAGAGACTTTAATTATGCAGGTGCATTCTTACATAATACATTGTTCCCCCAGTTTCGTGAAGTAAGAAACAGTAACAAACCAAATGGTCCTATGATGGGCTTTATCAATAAACACTACGGATCATATGATGGTATGAAAGAACAGTTTGAAACTATAGCTATGAAGATTCAAGGTAGTGGTTGGATATACTTAGCAACTGATGGTAAGATTAAAACTATACCCAATCATCAAGTTCGCAACGATATATTGTTATTAGTTGACTGGTGGGAACATGCGTTTTTATTGGACTATGGTTCAAATAAAAAGAAATATCTATCCGAACAATGGAAAATAATAAACTGGAATGTTATTAATACTAGGTGGGGACGGAGTTTATGAGAGCAAGTGAATTTATCACCGAAGTATTTCAATCAGGCAAAAAGAACTGGGAGTGGAAGTTTCGTGGAAGTGAAGAAGCCATTGCCAATTTTACAGTAGGTGGTAGAACTTATCAATGGGTAGCTTATTCACATGTTCGTATTAAAAATCCAACCAAGTGGGAAATTCAATTTCGTCTACTAAGAGAGGATAATGATCCAGATGAACTAGATGTATTTGGTACAACTGGCACCGGTAACTCCGCAGAAGTATTGTCAACCGCAGTAGATATTACTCGTACATTCTTAAAAGAATATGGAGACAAAGTATTAGAGATTACATTCAATGCCAAAGAAAACAGTCGTATTGGATTGTATGCCAAGATGATTAATCGATTATTACCTGATTGGGACTTACATCAACGATATGTTAATAATAGCTATGGCATGGAATTTTATTTAACCAATCCTAGAGCATATGAGTTACATAGTCAATCTAAAAAAGTAGATGAAGAAATTATTGACGAGATGCCTCTCCCGGTTGATTGGGATCCTCAACAAATGCGTCAAGGTGCTACTACATTCAAGTCAAGGCTTGCTTATGCACTAGAAAGAGCAAAGAAACTAGGCACAGGTTCTAGTCGTGTTGCTACAACCATTGAATATCAAGGTCGTCCTACAGTATTGAAAATTGCTAAGAATGCTAAAGGTCTAGCACAGAACAGTGTTGAGGCAGATATTCTTAGTGATGGCTATGCTAGTCAAATGGGAATACTAATTCCTATCATTGATTATGATACACAGAATCGTGAACCAAGTTGGGTTCACACTGAGTTGGCTAGTAAGGTTAGTGACAAACAATTATGCTCTATTATGAAATGTGATAATCTCAGTCAACTAGTAAATATGGCATGGTCTATCATTGGGAAGAAAAAATACTTAGGCGACTATCAAAGTTATATTACACATATGCGTAATAAAAACAAGAGTGAAGAAGATATTGATACCATGGTTGACTATGCTAATACATTAGCAGAATTGAATAGTCAATTCGATGTTCAGTTAGATGATTTTATGCAACCAGCAAACTGGGGGATGTATCAAGGTAAACCAGTCATCGTTGATGTTGGCTTTAATAGTAACG